CCAGATAAACTCACCATCGCCCCAAGCGTAACCCCAGCCCCTCCGCACGTCATATCAAAAACATTCCCTTGCCCCGGCACATGAACAGCCAAAGTTGTCGCCCCGTCGTTTGCTTCCTTATCTGCTGCGGCTACACCTGCGTAAACCTCACTATCCGCCGAGGATGCTGAGACTGTGTTTGGGTCGCTTGATAACTGCAAAAGTGTCCCTTTAGAAATATTAGTCCCATCCGCTACCGTGAAGTTATGTGGGTTCATACCCGAGAGTTCGATTATGGTTGCTTCATTAGCCATGAAATACCTTGGAATACCTATTATTTAAATGTTTCGATGGAATACGTGCTTAGAGGTTCTCTCTGGGGATATTTCCCTCATCCAAAAAACTATGGGGTCCGGGCTTCTTAGCCCAATTAATCTTATCCTTCTTAGTCCCTAATGCCAACGCTGTTACGCCGGGATTGGGTGGTAGTAGGGAAGGTTTAAAGTCGGTGATAGGTGGCTTTAATCCGAGTTTTTTAATCACCCACCTTAGATATTTTCCCCATCTCTTGCCATAAATAGCGGGGTCTGTCATCGGTTTGATTAATCCCATGACAGTCTTTTCGTGCTCCTCGGGGAATACAACCTCATATAATTCGACGGGCCTGATTTGTAGTTGTGCCATCGCTTGCCCGAGTTTGCCATTCTTATCCTTAACTTCCATCGGTAGATAACAATTAGAAAGAGCCTCTCTCCATTCTCGGACAGCTCTCAAAGTCCCACGTGTTAAGAGGTAGAGGTGCATTTTTTCAACTCCTCCTCAAACGCCCTATTAACAATCTTGTGAATCTCGATACCTTCTTTGAAGCTCTTAATCGCCGCTTCCCCTTTTTTGATTTCATCTTTTAGAAGTTGCTCATCCAAACCCATCGTCTTTCAAAGGATTTACTTCACCTCTTTGGACTTGCTCAGCATACTCTTTGTCGCTTAGTTTCTTTGGCGGTTGTGGCACTTCCCCCGCCTCGCTTGTTCCGCTTAACTTATCTTGTGCTCTCAGCTCCTCTCTACGTTTGAGTTGCTTGCTGAGTTCGTCGTTCTCTTTTTTTAGTTTCTCAGCCTCCTCCCTAACCTTATCCGCAGTCTCTTTTTCCCCTTCGGGTTTCTGCTCAGTCTTTTCTTTCGGTTCGTCTGGCATGTTATACCTACTTATTCCGACTTTATAAATTTATCTAAAGGGAGAGTGATACCGATTGCGACTGCAATAAGCCCAACGATGAGGGTTCTAAACGTCCCATTAATTCCGTTAAACATAGCGCAAACTTGTATGATTGTCAAACATACAATTCCAACCGCCACTAACTTCCAATTTATTTTATTCATCATAACTTAAACCCCAATACTCCCAATAGAAAGCACAGGATATAAAACAACCACCTATCTGCTCTACTCATTTTCAAACAACGCCGCAGTATATAACAACTTCTCGGGACTAAACTGCGCTTGTCCTGTAGCCGCTGTGTTCTCTACCGCCAACACCCTCCTAAGTATTGCTTCTCTTGCACTCCTCGCCCTCTGCATATCTAAGATGTATTCTTTACTCACCCTATATTGCAAATTCCACTTCCCTAATTCTTGTATTCTGCTCTCTGCAAAACTCACTTCCTCAGCCATAGAATTAAGTAACTCAATAGTGTCCCCCGAGGGTAACCCGTTTCTATTAGCCGCCTCCAATCTCTCACCATCCTCTACCATCTTTTGCATCCCTTGCCTTAGATTGTCCATTTCCTTCCCTCTATAATCAAACACTCCGCCACCTACGGTATACAACGCCAACCCTGCTACTGCAGTCCTAAGAGCTGTGTTCGTCCCAAAAACAGACCCCTTTATTGCTACTCCAGCCGCAGTCCCCGAAACAGCCCCAGCCGCTAACACTCCCGCCGCCATAACTCCCAACGCCCCTGCCCCCACCGTAGCAAGACCAAACCCTTTCCCAAAGGTAGTCTTAGCCATCTCATCACTCCAATCGTCAGTAATCTGATTTCCGTAATATCTGCCAAAGAATTGCGCCAACGCCTCGACAGGTTCTAATCCCATCTCTGCTATAGTCTCCGCCAATCCCTGAGGTGCTACAGGTTGCGCTCCGAGAATGTCTTGGGCGAGTTGCTGTCCTAACTCCCCCGAACCTGTCTCGCCCTGAAAACCCGCTAACCTCGCCTGTTCCTCTCTTGCTTCTATCTCCTCTTGACGTGCCTTAATATCCGCTTCATCTGTAAACTTCCCATCAGCGAGAATAGGAATAGGTGCACCCGCTCTTTCGGCTCTTGCTGTTGCTAACTCTATCCTTTCCAGCTCACTAATACCCCCCTTAGTGTCCATAGTCTTAAACTCTGCTTTCCCTTTTTTAGCAGTGGTCGGATCTCGTGTTGGAGATGTAGTTTTTGTAACAGGTGCCTTCTCGGGTAGAGGCTTAAACCTCGACACCCCGAGGTCTTGTGGGTCTACTTTCGACTGCGGGTATAGAATATCCATTATATCCCGCTTCTTTTTTGGAAAAAAGTCATACCAACTTGCCATTATTCGCCCACCCCCGCGGTAACGTCATTTGGCTGAACTGCGCCCTGTGTCTCATCCTTTGAGGCATCGCTTAGCATTTCGTTCTTAAGACTTGCCGGGAACTCGAGTTTAATTCTGATTGCTAATTGGCTCCACAACTGCGCCTCGATGTAGTTTTGCTCATCCTTTACGGACTGCTCAAAGGCGAGGTAGGCTATCTTTGCGGTGCTCTCAGTAAACTCCCCTGACGAGCCGAGAATTATCTGAGGTATGCCAACAACCTGAAAGAAGTAATTCCTTAAATGGTCTCGCCAGGGGATTGGGTTAAGAGTTGCGTTCGAGGGGACTGCTATAAGCTCGTGTTCTACCGTCCCCTTAGGTAGATACAAATTGTCTCCTTTATTGACTGTCTCATCATACTTCTTTACAAATGCGTTTATCTTTGTTGTGTCATCAGTATCTAAAATAAACTTCATCATCGGCTTAACGTATCTGTGCATTAACTTACGTATGTCTGAAAAGCTCTCTTTGTTTGCAGTGATGATGGCTTCGAGTGCCTCGATGTCAGATGTGCCATGTATCTCATCAGCTACCCTCTTATTTGTTAAGTGAAATATCTCTTGTGGCTTAAACTTCTTTGGACGCTTTCCCTCGACTTTCGATGTTTGCTCATATCCCGTGATTATTCCCTTTTTATTAACAATCGTAACTATACTTCCCGGGTCGAGAGGTTTGAGATTAAGAAGCGTCCCATCATCTCCCCGAATGATATGAGCGAAACTATCTCCAGCAACTCTCTTAATTATGAACATGTTTTTTAGAATGCTGTCGAATGTATCTACTCCCCAGCCGGTAATGTTATCGAGTATCACAGTTGTTCTGTTATCTGCTTGAAACCCGTTGCCAATCGTCCAAACCGCCCTCATGTCAAAGGCTATCTTAACCTCGGGGATTTCCTTGTAAATTCCAAACCACGTCGTCCATTTGCTATTCTGCCACCTCGTCTCCTTCTGCTCAGTAACTCCGTCGGTTTGCTGTGTGTCGATTGTTACATCAGCCACCCGGCTATTCATGTCTCCATACTGCGCACTACCTATGTCTAATTGTCCCATGTTATTGTTGGATTTTAAAAGGCACTTTAATTTGAGTATCTGTTCTCATGTTTCCTGCAGCTGTCAAGACAGACCCGTCTCTATTTCTTGGGTCCTGCCCCCATGCTATCTTCCCCCCAAAAGACCCCGTGCTATTCTTCATATATCCATATATCGTCAATCTTAAACTATCTCCAATTTTTAAAGAAGTTGCTGTTAAATCCAAAGATAAGGCAGTGGCTTTCAAATCCCAACTCGCTCCTCCATCATTTGTTATAACCGCACTCTGCCCCGTCCCGATTGTTGTTGAAACTGCACCTCTCATCCTTTGCAAAACTGCCTTTACATATCCATAAATAGTTGCTGATGCGTGTCCGTATACTCCGAACGATATTGAAACCAACCCCGTTCCTTTAACCACTTGTGGAATATCAAAAGCAGTCGTATCATAATTTTTTGATAATTCTAATGCATAAGTTTGGTTTAAAGTCCCGGCTGTTGTTTCTGCCTCAATATCATCTGAATAATATAAGTTTGGGTCTAATGTCGAGACTGCTGCAGCATTATCATCTAAAGCCTCTCCACAATAATAAACAATAGACCCTGTTCCTTCAATCATATTAGTCAAAGTATAATTTATAAGATTTCCCTCTGAACCCTGCCGAAAGTTTACAGGAAGTTTTGCCATTATGCCACCTTCCCGACAAACGTCTGCGTGTCTTTTTCTTTAAGTTCTTTGATTATTGCCTGCGCCCGATTATACAAAACATCTAACATCGTTTGCGCTTCCAACCTCGAAGCAAAGCCCGACATATCATACATAATCATCATCATCGCAGCCAGACACTCCGTCGCGTCTTGTAGTGCAAACTTGATGTCATCGCTTAGAGTTGCATAATCATCACACCAGTTATGAGTAGTTGCGAGGTTGATATAGTCCTCTGCCTGATTAATGATGGCTGTGTATTGTGCCTCTGTTAATGCAGTTGTGGCATTAGCCCCCGCCTTTAGAATTACTCCGCCGCTAATTGCCATCGTTGTAGCCATGTTATTACTACCTAACCCATATATTTAAAGTTTTGTCTTTCACGCACCACGCCGCTCTTATCAATCCTTCCGCTATATGTGTGTATGTTCCAAAGATTTTTAGCTTTCTCTCCTCGCCACCCCCACCACTATACTCGTATTGGACGCTCTTTAATGACTGCCAAATCTCCGGGTCGTCGAGTAGCTTAATCCTTCCCTGCTCCATCAGTCTTAGGAGATTGTTGTATAAATCCTCTTTTAGAAGTTTCCTCTTTCTCTGCTCCTCGTGGTCTTGTGCTCTCCGCAGATTATTAATAGGCACGACCTTCCGTCTTGTCTGTTCGTTCTCTAAAAGCTGGTCAGCAACCCCGGCGCCCAATCCACCATCATCGATATAAATTCGACGAAAACTCCACTTTTTATCCAATTTTAGTATCATTCTTGTCGAAAAAGTCGTCAAAGTCTTAGAAGTTTTGAGATTTTCGACATGAATTAAGGTATTCCGGTCGGTTCTGTCAATAACTTGGAATGTGCTCTCGTCCTCCCCCATCCTCGCGATGTCCACACCCAAGAAGTAAGTATGTCCTTCTTGTGGGGCGGGGCGCTTCTCAATCATACACTTCTTAATCAACTCATCCGGGAACCACTGCTGGAGTTCCTCTATGAACTCCCCGAGATACTCTTGCGCATATTGGAACTTAGTCTTTGACTTCCTCTCGAACTCCAAGAACTTCTCCATCCTTTCTCTCATCTCCGGCGGTCTCTGCTTAGCTACCTCCTCAGTATTGACATGGAACGACTTAAAGCTCTCATCGTTGTAACATCGGTAGAAATAACCCTGTCTACCGAAGGGTGTGCTTAGGAGTATTATGTCTCCGCCCGTAGTAGCCAACATCGGAGTAACAGCCGCCCATACTTCCTCCGGGATAAACGCCGCCTCATCCGCATACAGCCTGTCAATCGTGTAACCACGTATTCCGTAACCACTTAATCCGGTAGGTAAACAGCGGATTATTGAGCCATTTGTAAGCCTTATTTCGTGTTTTGTGGGCTTTTGTTTGCCTGTTTTGATGAATTTCTTGTTTTTTTCGTGAATATAAGACAAAACCTTCTCAAAAAGTAGTAAAGCTTGTCTTTCAACAGCGGAAATTATCATAATAGAGCTTTTTGGGTGATTTAGGGCGTATTCTCCCGCATCTATGCTTATAACCGTGCTTTTGCCCACTTGACGCCCTGAACATAGGCATATATTGCCTTTTGCGGCTAAAACCTCTTTTTGCCATGGGTCTAACGTGATGTCATATATTTTTGTTTCCATTTGTCTCTACTTTCTCTCAATTCCTTCATTCTATCAAAGAGTTTGCCTAATTGGTCTGCGAATTGAATTAATTTATTAACTGAAATAAATTCCTTCGTTTCAATCTCTTTCCAAAGTCTCTTTACTTCTAACTCCGCAGCGGTTTGGTTGTCGGCTTCCATTTTATCTATTAATTAAAAAAAATCAAATTTTATAAATTTTTCTGTTGGGGGGCGAGCTAAAGCTCGCCTGCCCAGAAGCGCAAAAATTAATCGTCGCAAAAGGTTGTAAAACCTACATTTCCTGTCGAAACCAGCGGAATACGTCCATACAGAGCCTCTACCCTCAAATTAGCACTATCAGACCACGCATTATTCAACGTATTCCACAGGAAGCTGAGGTTTCCTGTGGAGCGAGACGACTGCACCGCCTAAATAAGACTGCGCCAACGTGGGAGGGCTGTCTCCTTCAGCGAGCCAGAGGATTATATAGTTTCGGAATGTAGAAATGCTTCGCATTTCTAAAGTGTAGAAAGTATATAAAGCTTTCCCTCTGGCGAGCTGAATGGTTGATATTGTAGAAGCCAAATGTTATTAATTTAATTGTTAATTTAATAAGATTTTATTGTTTATATATATTATATATACCCTTAAAAAGAGAAAGACTTATAAATGGATTTATAAGCTTTGTGTTTTTCACTCACAATAAACAACACATAAACATCTTTGATTTACTATTTATCACCATTTGCTTCTCACACTCTGCACATACCATCTTTTCATCTGGCAACACCCAAATAAGAGGCTTTTCAGTAGACCCACATATCTCACATACATCCACATTAACCTTTTCTCCTTCCATGGCCTCAGATACAACAGAATTAACAAAGTCAGAGCTATTCCTCATTTCCCTTAACTTATCCCATATCTCCTCATCAAAACTAACACTCAATATCCTTTTCATGATTATAAAATGTGGGCATCTTCCGCGTATATCCGCCCACATCCTCAAATTAATGAGTATGATAGCCTCTAAATCAAAGGCTAATAAAAAACTTCGTATTCATTCAACAATTCGTCTCTGAGGATTGTTTTAAGCGACGTTTCCGGCTTTTCTTGTTTCCGAAATGGCATGCACGCCAACGCAAGAACTTTCGTTGTGGCTTGCTTAACTTTTTCCATGGTTTCATTCATTTAACAACTTGACGGCATACTTAT